CCCTCTTTAACACCTTTAGTTGAGCCATAACCTATTGTTAAAACATTTGCAGCACAACGATATGCTTCTAACTCACATCCTTCAAATTTTTTAATTAAAGATAAACCTTCTTGTGAAATATCCATATTATTCTTCCTTTTTAGTTGTAGTAACTTTTCTATAATACACAACAACGTCTTTAAGTTCACTAATATACCTCTTTAGTTCTTGCATATTGTAAGCCATAACCTCGTAATCAGGTATTGTCATAGCTAAAAATACCAGCTCTCCCTCTTGTTCTTCTATGATTGCTAGTTGTTCATCTAAGTTTTCAGGAGTAACAACAATCCACATAGGTTCTTGTAGATTAATCTCTCTAGGCATAACAGGTTGCACTATTTTCCTATCTAAAGGTTTAGCTGTAACTTCTATTTGTTTAGTCGGAATTAGGCTGCAACTGCAAGCCATCATCAAGATCATCAACGACAACGCTGATTTCTTCGATGTTCTCCATAATATGTTTTGTTCCATTATTTATTTTCCTCTGCATCTCTATAGGGTCTGCAAGTATTTTTGCAGATAATTCATAGTTTTGTATAAACTGTGTATATCTGTTTAGTTCTCTTTGTGCTGCTTGACTTTTCAAAGATAACTCATTCATTTGTTGTGTTTGTAGTTCAAAGTCATTTTCTAAAGTTTTTATAGCTTCTTCTTGCGTGGCTATAGCTTTTTCTAAACTAACATTGTTAGTTTTTAAGGTTACGTTTTCGTTATATAACCAATAGCCACCAAGCCCTAACACTATAATTATTCCTATTAAAACTTGTTGCATTATTCGTCTTCCTCAATAATATAGTTTAATCCTGTAGAACTTCTATATTCAATTAATTTTTTATCAAGAGTTCTAAATTTAAGATGTTTTTCTTTTTGAATAAGTATTTTTTTTGACATATAGCTTTTATCGTCAGTATCTCCATACTCTTTATTAAAAGATACTGTTATTTTATAACGTGTTTGAAATAGACTAAGAAACCAGTTATAAAATTGTTTAAGTTTTTTTTTCACTAAACAAATCTGGACAAAACTAATGAAACTAAAATAAATGGATAGACTGCCCATATCATGTTTTCTAGTTTATCAAATCGTTTTGCACCATCTTCTAATCTTTTTTCTATATTTGAATATCTTATAGAACATTCTTTTTCATGTGTTTCTATTTTAGATAATGCTTCTTTTGGTGTTGTCATATAATTGTATAAATATTTACAGATTTTTCTTTTCCTTTAACTTTAATGCTTTTCAACTCTTTTAAAACAATTTGATCGTTAAAGTTGTTTGCACTAACAGTATCATAACCTATAACAATATCTTCTCCAACTTCCTTAGTAGAGCTTTCAAGTCTAGCCGCAAGGTTTACTGCATCACCTATGGCTGTGTAATCAAACCTTGTATCGCTACCCATATTGCCTACAACAGCGTATCCAGTATTAACACCTACTCCTATTTCTACATTAATATCAGCTTGTTTTATTTTTTCTTGTATTTCTTTTGCACAAAAAACCGCAGCGGTTTCATGATTTGGTAAGTCTATAGGTGCATTAAATATGGCCATCATTGCATCGCCTATATATTTATCAACCATACCACCATACTCTTTTACTGCATTAGCTTGTATTGTAAGAGCTTGATTCATAATTTCTGTAACTTGTTCAGGTTCTAATTTTTCAGACATAGCAGTAAACCCACGTACATCAGTAAAAAGAAACGTGCAGTATCTACGTTCACCACCTAGCACTAAAGAACTAGGATCATCTTGTAGTTTTTTAACTTGGCGTGGATCAAGGTAATGTTCAAACTGTTTCTTGATCTGTTGACGCAGTTTGTATTGTTGCCTAAACCTTAAATAGAAAGCTATAGATCCTGAAATAAACTCTGATATAAGTGTCCAAGATACATCTACCAACAACCCTTTACTTATAAGGTAATATCCTAAACCGCCAGTAGTAATCATTAACATGGTTGCAACAGTAATACCCCAAGTAATTCCTAAGTAATGAAGTGCAACCCAAACCAAACTAACAAATACAATAAGCATCATTAGTTCAGCAGCTAAAGACCAGTCAGGTATATAAGGACTATCTTGTATAAGTATTGATTCTGCTAGTGCTGTTTGTATTTTATGTGGTTCTAACAAACCGACAGGCGTGGAAATTTGCGGCATCACCCCGTTAGCAGTAACACCTACGAATACAAACTTGCCAGCAACATCCATTTCTTTTAAATCTGTTTGTGGAGTATCAACCCAACTAATCCACTTACGACCAAGGCTATCTGTTTTAACGGGTGGTATTCCTCTTATTGATATTTCTTCTATACCATTATCATTAGTTTTTATAATGTAAGTTTTTACATCAAATAAAGATTTATATATTTGCGTTCCAAAACTAGGAATCCAATCATTGTTAGGTGTTTTTACTAAAAGAGGTATTCTTCTTACAAGTTGATCTACATCAGTGGGAGCAATGGCTAAACCCTGTAAAGTGTTATTGGATAAAAGAGGTAGGTTTTCCTTTACTCCCAAACTAAGTATACCACCATTATCATTACCCATGACAACTGTTCCAGGTGATAAAGGAAAATTACCCTTACCATCTTCAAACATTGCTATTACAGAAGGTGAATAACTTAATGCTTCTGCAAACATTTCATCACCACCCATTCGGTCTGCTTGTGGAAAAGATATGACCCAACCTACTCCTACAGCACCCTCATTAATTAAATCTATTTGTATTTCTGCAAGTCTTTGTCTTGGTAATGGATAACCACCTTCTCGCTCTACATCTTCTTCTGTTATATTAAGTATAACAAAATTACCTGATTCTTGGGGTGTTTGTATTAAAGCATCAAACACCTTTAATTTAAGTATTTCTGTTGGAGTGGTTTGAAACAATAATGGTAAAGATAGTATTATAACTACAGGTAATAATAGTCGTTTCATTTAATCACTCTGAGTGATAGTGATAACACTGTCACCCCCTCCATTAACTTTGATTATATTAGAAATACCATCTTGAATCAAAATAACTGTATAAGCATTACTACCATCTAAATCTACTCTTACGCTTTCATTTACTTCTCTTCTAAGACTAACTAAATTACCTGTTATTAAAGTTGTTATTTGCGTTTCAGCATCTTTACCTAGAGAAGTACCACTAATTTGAGTGCTAGTCGCTTGTGCTAATTGATCTTCATCTTCAGCTACAGCTAGTGCATCTAATACATTTAACAAGTCTTCAAGATAATTTACATCAAGATAATTAATATCTAATTCTGTAAATTCTAAATCATCATTTAAAAAATCTTCTGCAAGATAATCTATATCAAGATCATTAAAATCTAATACGCTATCTGTTTGTGTTCTTGTAGTTTCTTCTTCAATTACAGCTTCTTCTTTAGGTGGTGTAACAATTAACATATTATCAATTAGATCAAGAGTTAAATCTAAAATAACTGGTTTAGTTGGTGCAGACTCAAATACATTTACTGTGGTAGCTTCATAAGGTTTATTAAGCACCACTGTTCCCATAGCAGTAACTACCTCTATTTCTCCACTAGAGAGCCCTAGAGCGTCTGGTAGCAAAATTATAAGGCTACGCCCTAGTTCATCAACTGTAGCCGTAAAATC